TCAACACATCATGCACCGCTGACGTACTTACGCCAAGCCGGGCAGCTATGGCGGGTATACCGTGCGCCCTGCTGTACCGCCTGTAGGTCTCCCTGATATAATTCACCTGCTGCGTCGTTAGCTTGGAGTACCCATTCTGCTCCCCTCTAGAAACCCCGCGTTTAGCCCTGCCTCGGGCAATGCAGTCGTGGACGTTATCTTTGACTGTACCCAATTCTAAATGCTCGGGATTAATGCATCTCGGGTTATCGCACTTGTGGCGCACAACTAACCCCGCTATGCTCTCCGGGGATATGCCGTTCGCAGAGCAATACACCTTTCTATGCAGGGGTATCTTCCGCCCTTTGAATGTGGTGTTTCCATAACCCTTTGGTCCCCCTTTCTGCTTGTGCTCTTTACACGCCCCTAATACCATCTAATAGCTCCTGTATTGTTGCCTCTTTTGGGTCCCCGTCGTAGTAGATTTCGTGGCACGACATAAAGGGACGTAGCGCGCGCCGTATCATGGCCGCGCCGGAGTGTCCCGCTTGGTCGTTATCAAGGGACAGTATCACTGTCGGTTTGTTCTGTATCAGCCACGCCCTTAACTGCACGGGCAAGCGAGTACCCAGCATAGCTATAGCCTGCACGTTCATTGCAGAGTAGTTCGTAATCGCGTGCTGATATTTGATCGCTGATAGAAAGTCCTCGGTGAGCACGACCTTTAGAGGTGCGGCCGCAGCTACAGCCGACGCTACGGCAGGTGCCGCGACAGCGAAAGCTATTGGCTGGCCGTACATTACCCACTTCGGTTGCTGCCGAGCATGCACTGCACGGCCCAGAGCAGCGCTTCCGACACGGAAGATTATCCGCTGTTTCTCTTTGCTCCATTCTGCATCCCCCACCATTTCAGGCATGATTCCCTTTGTGGTCAGGAATCCGTAAATAAAACTCTGCGTTTCCGCAGGCGCTTGGCTAATGCAAATTGCATCTGCAGGTGCAGAGGGCTGCACCCTCGGCTCTTCCTGTAACTGTATGCGCTGGTACTGCTTGCGCTCATTAACAGTCTTGTGACACCTAAAGCAGTACATGCTCCAGGTGTCAGGTTTATTATAGATTACCGCTGCAGGGGTATTGCCGCAGCAGCGGAACCTACTTGATTGCCCTATTGCTAGGCGCTTGCAGGCTCTAAGCCACGGCTCGTCCATACATCAAACCCCTCGTGCATTTGTTGAGAGGCCTTTACATAGGCTGCGTGGGCCTCAGCTTCCGAACGGTAAGAGCCTAAGTATTTACGCTTACCACCTACACGAATTAGGGAGTACCAGTTGCGCATAGCCTTGTTGTAGTATGCGCCCTTTAGGTTTCCTGATGCAGCACAACCCTTGCGGTTGTACTGATTCTGAGCGTTAGTGGCTGCACGTAAGTTGACCCACCGGTTATCATCTTTGATTCCATTAATGTGGCCCACTTGTCTAGGTACCGGCAAGCCCTGTAGGTGATAGGCCAGACGGTGCGCTCGCCAGCACTTACCATCCGCCCACACCACCAGGTACCCGGAGGAGTCCTTAGACCCTGCCGGTTTACCATAGCGCAGTATCTCCCCGGTATCCGGGTTGTACTCATACTTCACTGTGCTTTCTCCTTGCGCTTTATTTCCATAGCCATGCGGCGAATGTCGTGTGCCAACTGCAGGGCTGAATCGGGGTCGATGTTAATCCCGATCTCAACCTTTGCCCGAGTACTTCCCTTCTTAGGAACTACCCCGATGTACATTAAACCTTCCCAATCCCCGTTATCCTTCTCAAGAACTAGGCGCTGGTCATTTCCCGGGTCGCGCTTGGAGTTCATGTAGGCCACCTTGCCCGGGACAGGCGGCAGCTCGTCCCCCGGTTCTTGGTACAGCTCGAAGTTGATTGCGTACCAAGGATAGTAGTCCCTTCCACCGTCGGTAAAGTTGTCTAGCTGCAACCAGTGCCCGCCTGTACTTGCACCCGTGATTGTATAGTAATCAAAACCCCTTGATGCCGTTCAAATATCCGGTTGTCTATGCGTGGTTTGCGAATAACCTTATCACCGACTTTAAACATCGACATAATCAACCCTCCACAATATTATCGTATCCGCCCCAGTTCCATCCATACAACACGCTGTATATGGTGGATGAGTGTACCCCAAACTGGCGTGCCAGTGCGGGTGCGCTGAATTCCCGGTCGTGTTTTCTGTAATGCTTACGAATAAACTCTACGTCCGCAACCTTTAATACACTCCTACCATGCACTTCTCCCTTGGCCTGCCGCCCCTTTGATACCTTGTCACCTTGGTTAGTCTTGTGCGTACCGAGCTCCAAGTGCTCCGGATTGATGCAGCGGGGATTGTCACAGATATGCATAACCACCTTGTCTTCTAGGTCAGATAAGTTCAATCCCAACTTATCCGCCATAACCTTTCGGTGTATTCTGTACACTAAACGGGAACCATCCGGATACCTCTTGGTGGTTATCCCGTAGCCGTCCTTGTCCCCCGCATATCCATGGTCTATGCACTCACTTTGTAATTTCGTCATAGCCTCCCCAGTCCTGTATTACTCTAGTGCCTACGTCAATTAACTCATCACGAAAGCCATAGTCGGAGAACACCATGATGTACTCCGCTGCCTTCTCTGGATTCTCCTGCACCCAGCTAATCAGTTGATGTTTAGAAAGCTGCGACACTTCCCGGAACGCAGCCAGCAACTGCGGGTCCTCGTCCGGCGGCATATCCCACGGCTGCCGTAAACTGACCGTTGATGCAGAGAGCCATTGGTCTGGCTCCACTACCTTCGGGTCTCGCTCAATAGGAAGGTGCGAGAACGTACCGTCTTGCAGTACCCGCTCAAGCACTTGCCCCAGGATGTTCAGGTCCAGCACCTCATCCGGGGTGTGTTCGTGTATGTACCCTACGCCGACGTTGGTGCACTCAGGAATGATACCAACGAACTCGGCTGAGTCAGTGTACATCCCCTCCTGTAAGTGCTGCTCCGTGCGTCCCAGGCGCTCTGCCAGGGTCTTGGCAAAGGTATTAGAGCAGCAACGCATATACCGTTGATGCGTGATAATACCATCGCCGCGCCGGTCAAAGCTAATCATCGCCTTGACCCCAGTCCAAAACCCAGTGTCATCCTTGACCGATGCAGCGCTGCCCTCACAACCTACCTCTTCATCCACGAAGAAGCAGTAGCGTCCGTGCACACCTCTCCGCAGCATCTCCAGCATCAGGTAGATACCTGCGCCGCAATCCGCCCCTAAGCAGTCAGCCTGCTGCGGATTCTTTACGAACAGTACGCCTTTGTTAGTGCAACCAACATCTGGGGCGGCACTACCGGGGCGCGCCACCGTATCGAGGTGCGACGTAAACGCCACGTCGCTTTGCTCGGAGTCCCCCACCAGCACGAAGTAGTTCCCGTGCTTGTCCTTTACGTAGCGCATACCACTGCCAAGCGCCCATTCGAGCAGCGGCTCGAACCACTTAGTGCTTGCCCGGCTAGGCCGGTGCGTTTGCAGTATCTGCAAGAGCAGCTGCATATCAATCCCGTGCGGATTCAAGAACATTAAGCTGCCTCCTCTACTTCTCCTTCGTCGTCGTTGCCCAGGTACTTCTCTCCCAAGCAATCAGCTGCATGCTCAGTGAGAATTAACCCGTGCACTGGGTGCTCTTCTGCGTGCTCAATAAGCACCTGCCGGTCCTGTGCAAACACCAGCTCTTCCCGGCCGTGCACTACACCCTCTACTGCGCAGTACTCAATGTCCTCGTCGTATACGTAAGCATCGTGGTAGTCAGACCAGGTGCAGTTCCAGCGACTATACAGCCCTTCTCGGCCAACTGCATATACAAAGTCCCCCTCTTCAACGCAGCCATCACAGGCCATATCCCCATCTGCGGTTTCCTGCATGTCGTCGACGGGGTAGCGCTCTTCGCAGCAGCAACACCGGGCAGTTTCTGTGTCCACGTAGATGTATCCGTCGGAATCCTGCGCCTCATAACCGTAGTCGTCACGAATTACAAAGGCGTCACTCCCTTCTTCATCTACGCCGCACTGGTTGCTGTCTAGATATGGCATCAGCACTGCACCAACGTTACTTGGGTGCGGTATACGCGCCAGCATTACCCCTTCGAGACACCCTGTGTTTCTGGTGTACCCATGCCCACGCAGGATTGCATCCGCAGCGTTGCCATAAGCACGGACGTACTCGTTAGTTTCGGTGTTAACGATTGCTCGTGCCTGTACTTCGAAGTCATCGCCGAACAGTTCCCCGGTGTACTGGATGAACAGGCGCAGCCCATTGTCCGGCAGCCCGTGGCTGGTGGTGGCATACGTCCGCACAGGGCTACACTCAAAGGGGTAGTCGCTCATGCAGCTACTTGGGCCGCTCTCATATGCGTCATACCATTCCTGCTCGGTCTTGCACAGGTACGTTGTAGGCTCCACGTTCATAGCCTTGAGGTCTTCGATAGCATCGCGGAAGTCTACGCCATTGCCGTAGTAGTTAGCGAGCCACTTACCTACGCGCATCTCCACGCAGCGGTACTCAGTAACCGCAGCGAAGTCCTTGTGCATGCGCGGCTGCCCCAGCATCACGATAGGTTCGCCGTTGCGGAAACCAAAGCCCAAAGGCACAGCGAATCTAGACACTACGAAGCCGTGCAACTTCATGAGCAGAGCAGCGGCGTGCATGTCACGGATGTGGCTGCCGTAATCATAGCCAGTATACTCCCAGCGCTGCTGCTCTTCTGGTGCAAGCATAATGCGCTCGAATAACTGCACGGCCTGCTTGTGCACCTTGTAACCGGTGAATGCTTCTACGCTAGCAAGTACACGCTCAACCACTACATCTCCGTCCTCATAGAAGTCGCGGCGACGTTCCCAGAACTTGTTGTCGATAGTGATCCGCGCCGGGGCAAAGAGTTTGTAGAAATTTCCGGAATTATACAAGTCCACCCGTTGCAACGGCCCGGCAGTCTTGTACATGTCACGATATTTCGGATGAAGTGCTCCGCCTATAGTGACCTCTAAGCCCGGGGTGTTTGCACTGACTTTGAGGAGGCCCATAAGAGCCTGCAGTGCGCCCTCAGTGTGTGGGCGGTCATAACCTTGCATTTTCAAGTCCTGGAACGGGGTCCAGTAATCACCGCTGGAATACATTGATTCTTTAATCGGCAGTGCGTTTGCACCTTCCGGTAACACTACTTTCCATTCGATAGGTGCTGTGTTAGTTTCTTGCATTTTCATTTGCTCCCGAGTTAATAGAACTTCGTCATGCACTAAGAGTTCAGCGTGCGTACCACGCGGAGAGTTGTCTCTGCTTGTAGTAGGCACGGATCGCGGCTCTAAATTGCTTAAAAGCTCCGCGGTATCCATTCCGCCGTAGTGCTGCAACCACATCGAATGCAATGTGCTCTTGCAGCTTCCGCGCGGCAGATTCAGTGTACTCTCGATAGGTTGTGAGAACAGTGCCAATACCCGCTTTTCTAACTCGGAGTAATCGACGCTCAACTGGCACGATTTGCTTGAGTTCATTAGGAACCTCTTTGAATGTTTCCCAAGTGCAACCGCACTTGCCCTGCGTTTCCAGCAGCTTCCAACACAGCAACGCTGTTTCGTCTACTGTTAGCATGCCTTGTCCTTGAACACCACGTTGCGGGCCACTAGGGCGCTGCGGTCGCTAGATACTAACCCACCAACCTTGTGCCCGGACGGCAACCACCGCTGCAAATGCTCGCTGTAGAACTCGGCGCGCTTATGCAGCGGACTATCCAAATGGGCCCTGTACAGAAACCCGTTTGGACGCTTGTATACGTCATAGATGCTATGCTTGCTCATACTATACCCCTCACATTAAACCGATAGCAGTAACCGCGCAGAGTCATACCCAGGCGCTTTGCTTGCTCAGCATAATGCTGGCGCAGTGCTGCCTTAGCGCTGTACTCTCGCGCCAACCCTCCGATTGTTGGTTGCTGCTTACGCATAAGCAGCGTCTCAGGATTCTTTCCGTGCATGCTCTACCTCAAATATCGTTGTTACTCTTACCGTCCACCGTGAGAGTCACAGCGGCGTCCGGGTACTGCTCCTGCACCGCCGCAAGGATGCTATAGGCTGTAATTAGTAAACTCTTCACTTCTTGCTAACGAACAGGATAATGAACAGTAATCGAAGAATCGGGCCGACAAGAAAGAATGCGCCAACTACTGCTAAGAATGTCATCATACTAACCCCCTAATTGTGAATTTACAGTGTACCAGCCCTTGGGCTCTTTGCTGCTACCCTTAGTCTTGGTCTTGCCACGCACCGTGGTGCTGAACGTGGCGGATTGCTTGGTCTGCGTATACCCTGCACGGTTCAGGGCGTCCCGGCGCTTTCTCAACTCGGAGCCTGATAACTTCTCAAGTCCCTCAAATTGTTGTTTCAATTTATCTTTGTACTTCATGTTCCCGCCTTTATGTGCCCTTTCAGTCTGGCAAGCTCGGTGCGCATATTAACTAACGCCGTTACCTGATTAGGGGTGAGACTCTGCAACGCAGAGAAGTATTCTATTGTCCTCTCCAGTGCCGAAATGCGCCTCCTCCACGCGGTTGCGTTTTGTCTGCGCCGCCTATAACCAGCGTCTATCAGTCTGCTCACGGTTGCTCCTGTATAACACTCAGCTAAGCACAGTTGCTTAGGTCAGTGTTATCGGTTGGCGGGTTACTGATTCTAGTCAGCACCTGTACAACCGCGTTGATTCAGCCTCTTCGTGGTTTCCCCCGGCCCCCCAGTCGCTCTGGGCTTGATGATTTCGTTTTTAGGGCACAATCATCTAAGCGCACCCGCCGTTTGTCGTCTCAGCTCTTGACGTTGCATCTTCATGCATCTTCACTACTACTGATTATCTAGGTTGTGGTGGTCACTGCACCGTCAAGGCACTGCACCTCCCCGCAAACCAGCTTACTACTTACTTCGGGATTCAATCTAGCTTATGTTCTTCGCGGTGTCAACCCTTTTATCGAGTATCTAACCCTTCACACTATCTAGCTTTAATCCGGCGGAGCCTCCCGGCTCGGCCCCGGTTAGCCTAGCTAGTCGCTAGTACCTCCCGGTGAGGGGGACTATAGCCCTATCGAACCAAAAGAAGCAAGTACTTTTTATAAATATTTACCTCTAAGAGCAAAAAGGGTAAGCAGGGCAAATACTTAGGGCCATACCCAACCAATCTAGGGATAGCACTGTGCTGGCACTAGCTGTAGCCACTGCTAGCCAATACTGCCTAGTATGAACCAATACTACAAAGTGTTGGGTAGACTCATAGCCAGCGACCATACAGCGTAAGCTGTGGGAGCGGTTAAGCTATGAGGCTAGTTAATGGGTAGGTAATGCTTCCCTCCCTACGGTCGGTCATACAGGGCATTACTAGTAGGTACTAGTGCCTACTAGTGAGTGCATAGTGAGTAGTAGTGTATATAGTGCCCTAAACCCCTCCTACTCCTGTAACTTCATTTCATAATAGCTTTCGAATGAAAGTAAGAGCAAAGGGATAGCATTGGGATAGCGCTGGAGTGTGCTGGGATGGTGGATGTGCGCCCTAGTGGGGAGCGCGCAGCGTAGCATATAATCGGCACAATGTAAAGCACTAGGGATAGCCAGTGGATAGCCTAGTGCATACTAGGGATAGCACTAGGTGCACCCTATGGCCCCACTAGGCAGGCACTAGGCAGGCCCACTAGGCGCCACACCGAGGCGCACAAAATAGGCAAGGCACCGCGCACCCCTATGGCCCACAGGGAGCGCACAGGGATATCGCAGGGATAGCCTCAGTGCCACGCAGAGCGCACAGGAAGCGCCCTAGTGAACGCACAGGCCAAGCCATAGGGTAGCACTAGCGATAGCCCTAGCGCAGCGCAGAGAGCCACTGAGGCCCTCTGGTGCGCCCTAGTAGGCCCTAGCAGTGCCCCCCCCCCCCTAAATTGACGCTAGGCACCCCCTATGGGGGCAATTGCGCGCGTTGAGGGTGAGGGACCCTGTCGCGTGAGTCTAATAAATTTCAGGTCCAGGTATAGACGTGCACCCCCAGCAGTGCCCCGGGATACCATAGAGATACCCCAGGGAAGCTCTAGAGCTACTTAGAGATACACCTCCCAGGCTACCTGGGATACGTCCGCTGCGTTACTGCTCCTAATCACGAAGCTGTTTAGGTCCGGATTAGGTGTAGGCACATCCCGGTTCTGAGCTACGCTAGTAACCGTCAAGGCCCCAGCACTAGAGGGAAAGGTCAACCGCGTCAACTTAACCTCGGACACCCACTTGAAGGAGTCAGCTACGCTGCCAAAGTTTCCGCGTACACGGGCGTTGACTGTAGCCTCACCAGCCACCAGCGTTGCCACTCCACGGATACCTGTGTCATCCAGTAAGTTCCTGGACATGCGCGGAGGCGTAGGTTGAACGGTGTAGCCGCTCAGCAATGCCCAGAACAAGCCGTGACCGGTCATGTCGTTATTGGACATAGATACCAGGGTAGGGTCAATGCCCATAGTCCCGTGGAAGTACACAGCTCTCCCGGTACCGTCGTAGCGCATGCTCGCGCCATCAATCTCCAGGGATGTCTGCGCTGTCTCAGCTACGTCCTTAGTGACGAAGATGTGAGAGCTGGAGTTGCGGGTGTACCGACCACCCTTAACACGGCCCCCGTTGATTCGCACACCATTCTGGCTACCGTGAGCCTCGCAGTCATAAACGTAGCCACCGCCGTACGAGCAGTTAAAGCCAGAGCGTACGTTGTCATAAGCTAGGCACTCCCTATAGATAGGGAAGGCTACGCCGGTGTTGGAGGCGAATCCATCCATGGCTGCGCGGTAAGCTCGACAGTTCAAGTACTCTACCCCGTTAGTGCGCGCTTGGAATCCATCGTCAGCACTGTCGTATGAAACGCAGCGAACGAACTTCACACGCTTACCAATGTCGTGAGTATCAAACCCAGCATGGGTTGTACTGTAGGCTTCGCAGTTAACGCCTAAGAACTCGATAGGCTCTCCCCACTTGTCCCCGTCTGCAGTGCTCTGCCAGTTCAGAGAGATTGCGTGGCGTACGTCCATAGCGTGGATATCGTGTACTTCCGTGTCCTCTGAGCAGCCGAGCACCTCTACCCCGTACCATCCGATGTTGTAGAAGTACGTACCCTTAACGGTGCTGTCTACGCAGTTATTGAACTTGATAGCACTACGCCCTTCTATATCAGAAGCCCCCGGGCGTTTGTTGCCAATAATAACTCCGTCCTGTATGTGCAAGTCCGCGGCAAAGTTGGCAGAGATACCGATAGTAAAGAACCGGTTCAAATCGTCGTAGCCGAACTCGTTGATGTACGGGGATACTAAGGTTACGTTCTCCACCATTGTCGGGATACCTACTTCCGCGGCATCAGACAGGTAGTAGTTATAGTGCAGCGCTTTATCCAGCCGAATACTGGTGACGCCACCGGAGGTGCTAACCCCCACCACTTTCCTAATCTGGGAAATCTTTACACCGTAGGTGTTAGGACCACCATCACACAGCTTGTTAGAGCGAAGATACAAGTACGTACCTTTTTTTACCACAGACAAAGCCCCAGCAGCCACCGTAATGACTTTACTGCCCGCCGCGGCATCCGCTGCTAACGGTACGAACACCGAGGGTGCCGAGCCGATAATATTAAGCACTTGACGTGCAACCGCAGCATCCGGTAGGATTCTTCCGGTATCGGTAAACTCTAGCGTAGAGTTGCTTTTGATGTTGAGCACACTCGTGGCCTGCAGGACCGTGTCCACAACCAGGTGCCTATTAGGCGCGCTCATGAACGTGACTATGCCCGCCCAGTTGCTGAACCAGGAGCTGTATGCTGGGCCCACGAATTTACGTAGCAGGTACCCACCGGGTACAGCAAACACGGTTCCGTTATCCACTACCGACGCAGTAGTAGTAAAGGTGAAATCCCCACCGGCACTGCCCAGCAGGGTAATCTTGTCCTGCACCTGAAAGTTTGGGTATGCTACCATGCTCGCCAAGTCGGAGAACACCCGCTCGGGAGCTACTAATCTAATTAATGCCATTTATCCTCCGGTCTTAGTGAGAGCTGTCACCGCAGCATTTACATTCTTATACTGGTTCCCAATGGCCTTGCTCTGCCACTGTCTGCGCTCCCATAGGCCCCAGCACACTTTATTGCGCTGCCCGTTAATATACTGAGAGCAGTCGAAGGTCCAGCGGTTGCTGCCCCTGTACACCCAACCGATGCCCGGGGATTTCTGCTGGTACTTGCTAATATAGCGCCAGTCCAGTACGGCCTTTCCAGCTGCTGCGTAATTCAGTCTTTTGAGGTGCCGCTTCACAGCACTGCCGTTGAAGCCAGCTACGCCTACGTTATAAATGAAGTCTATGGAACCAACCAGAGCTACGTCAGAGAGCTGCATAGGAAGCCCGTCAAGAGCCTTTGCATGTGCCCCTGCTGATTCTATCAGCTGCTTCTGACAATCGCTCAGCGTGGCTCTCTGACCCATCTTGACGCCCTTTGTCTCCCCGTAGCAGATTGTAGGGACACCGGCACTATCCTTATAGGCGGTAAGGCTCAACCCCTCGTTGTGCTGAACCACCCCGGTAATGGCGCCGCCAAGCATAGTGGCCCCCGTGAGGGCCGCAATAACCTTAGTCCTTAAACTCATATTTAATAGTCCCCTTACGTGCCTGCTCCTCTAGGAGCTTGAATGTACGTCGTTTGTAGTACGCATTCCACGCCAGGGTTAGCACTGCGCACACAGTCGCAGTGATGAAGCTGATAGTGCTCCAGTTCCAGCTCATTAACTCTGCCAACCAACCTCCTGATACCGTAGCGCCGGTAACTGCTGCACCTGCCCGGGTAGCGAGGTCTGCCCCAACCATGTCCCCCACCTTAATCATCCTGCTGCCCCTTCTTCCTGAACAGCTTACGAATCACCAGAATGACCACCAGGAAGACCAGAGGAATACTGGCCCCAGCTAATCCGGCGAGGATAAGACTGTAACTATCATTGTTAACCACCTGCAGGCGCTCTGCCTGGATTGTCCCGGTGCTAATAGTTTGCACCTGCTTCTTACTGGACGTGTCCAGAGTGCCTACGTTAGAATCCTGTACATCAGTTTTGTTGGTGGTGCTGGAGTCCACCTTGTTGTTCAGGCCAACGGTTTGCTTGGTGTTTTCGGCACCAACCTGAGCAGATACATCCGGCTTAGAACCAACTAAGCCGGTGAGTGCAGAGGTCGCCGAGCAACCAGTCAGAGTAACCGCGAGCAGTAACCCAGCGACCAGTTTGCGCATTAGCTGGCGGCCTCCACTGCGGCTACCGCGGCTTCAAGCGCAGCAATCTTGGTGTCGAAGGCAGCGCCAGTCTGGGCCACGTTCTGCGGCTGCGTAAGGATAGCATACAGGTCCTTACCGAGAATGTTCAGCTGACGCAACAGCTCCTGCTGTTGCGCTGAGGTTGCTTTTGCAATTGCCATAATATATTCCTTATAAGTTAGGAGCGGGTGATGCCAGTAATAACACCGTCGGCCACCGCAAAGGTAACGGTATTGGTGAAGATGCCTGTGGGGGTTACTCCGGTCAGCACTTGGTCGTTAGTAACGATAGCGGCCGTGGCTGGTGCTGTTACGCGGGACACTGCGCCGTTAGCTACTACAGCGGAACCTGTTACGGTTTTGTTATTAGCACTGTCAACAATAGTCACTGCATCTGTATTACTGACCATTGTAGTGGCCGCAGGCAGTACTACTTGCTTTAATGCCCCGTCCTTCACTTGTAAAGTGCCGGTAATGTTCTGTGCACCGGTGCTGTTCGTCACCTTACCCGTAGCACCATCGCTCACGATAACCTGATTATCCGGGGTAGCTGAACCAGTGGCAGCTAGTGCAGACACCAGTGTTTCTCCTGCCGTATCTACAGCGGGGCCCAATGCCAACAGCGGTCCTGTATCGTGAGCAAGAGTCACGGCCTTATCTAACTCAACGGCAGCGTCGCGTACTGCTTGACGTTGCGCCAAAGTGGAACTTGCAAATGCCATTATCTTCTTCCTCTATGTTGTTTACCTCTGCCCCGGTTATGCAGCCGAGCAGCTACGCCCCGAAGGCCCTTAGACACTTTGCTCTGTGCCCAATCCAGCGGGTTCTCAATGAAGGCCCGAGCCATCTTCTCAGACTCACGCTCAGCTACTACTTTCTCATCTTCCACCAGATGCCCGTTCAGCGTAGCCACCATCATGGCGATTGCATCTGCTCGGTCATCCTTCGCCAGACTACCCCGGTCGTACGTGATACCGGACAACTGCGCGAACGCAGAGTACAGCCAACGTCTATCGCGAGAGTACGCCATACAGGTGCTGATGTCGTCGTGAATAGCACGCTCATGCACCACCAGGCGGTGACGACGAGTAACTGGGCTGATTGTGTCGATGATACGACGCTCTTTCTGCGTGGAGTTGTTCAGGTCTCTTACACCGATACCGGCGAGACGTCGCTCCCGTAACCGGTTCAGGATAAGCATAGACACGGTACCGTGCCCCATGTTACTCTCCACCACCATATCCGGGATGTCTAACTCTACGCACAGGTCAATCAGTTTATCAATGTTCTCTTCGCTGATACCTCCTTGGAATCCACCCACGGAGAATAGGTGAATGTACGAGTTCGCAGCACCCCCAGCAGCATAGGACACTTCGTCTCCGCCGCAACCAGCCGGGTCCACCACCAGCACCTTATGCTGGTACGGTAGGTGCATGTCCCCGTAGAATGCCGGGAAGTACATCTGCTGGCCCATAATCCCCTCATGCTCATGCTGGTACAGGTACCGGCGGTCCGCAATGTAGGAGAACGTCTCTGGGGAGGAATCCTGGCTGCCAGAGTAAACCAGCATATCCGAAAGCTTGATGCGCGTACGCATCTGGTCGGACAGAGTAGTGTCGAGCATGTACTGCAACTGGAAGCCTTCCGGACCAAAGTCCAGCTCCTTCTCAATCAGTGCATCCTCGTCATAGCGCCCGGGGTCCGTGCTCTCACCTAGCGTCCCGTCAACACCGAAGCCGGTGCGTTTATAGCCGCGCTCAATAAGCTCCAGGATATAAGGAGCAAGTGTACTTCCATATCGCTCTTCCATTTCAACAGACGGAATGCGCCCGGGCCATACGCGGACCTCGAAGCCACGTCCCGGCAGTGTTTTATAGATACTGTCCTTTGTCTGTGGTGTACCTAGGTACAGCGTATCCCCGTGCGTACAGATAGCTGCGAAGTCTTTAGAAATCATCAGCAGCTGCTCACGCTGGGTTTGCGTTAAGCCGTTCTTGGTGGTCTCGATATCATCTGGAATCAGCAGGTCCGCACGCTTCCCCTGCAGGGATGCAGTGATACCTACACAGGCTACGCTGGCGGACTTATCCAGAGGTTTCAGGTCGCAGTGAACATCATAACCTTCGAATGAAGTACGGTCCCCACGAGTAGGGTCAGCCTTCAAGTAGCACAGCAGCGGCCAGGTTTCCAGCATACGAATGATTAAGTTCGCTACATCGGACGCCTGCTTCTCTGCGCCGGACACAATCAGGATACGACAGGATTGGTCCTGTATGAGCCTCCAGACGGCATACAGTGCAGCCAGTGTAGACTTAGCCTCACCACGCTGTGCAGCCACCATGCGCTTCCTAGGGCCCTTCTGCATGTACTCTGCAATGTCGGCCTGCATGTCCGTGAGCGTAAAGCCCAGGAACCGCATACCGATGTACGCAAATTCCCGGAAGTCGCTTAGAGCGGCGGCCATCATCATCGCGATATCCTCGCGCTCCTCTTTGGGAATACTGCGCGGGTTCGCACTATAACTAGTGAGTTTCTGGTTGAGCATGCGCAGTCTTCGCGCAGTCTTCACCGATACCATTAGACAATTCCTTCTAGTAAGTCCTCAGAGTCTGAACCACTAATCTTGTTTAAAATCTCTTTCTTACGCGCCTCTCTGCGCGCCGCTAGTTCGTCATCGAATTCGTCACGAAGGTCCTGCATCTCCTCGGAATCTGCGTCCGCGGTGATGTCGTTGTCCTTCAAGAACTTGGCGATAACTGATTTATCTGCGGCGGGGAGCGGCACCTCATCTTCCTTAGACTGCTTGATTTCTTCAATCAAGGCCTCGGTGAACATGCGGTGCAGCTCCGAGAGGCGACTACGTTTAGCTGCCCCTGCCATATTTTCTCCTGTTACGTTCCTAGCACCCCACTAGTGCGTAGCGCTGCCAGTAGAGCATTAAATTTATCCACTACATCCCCTGTGCCTGTTGCGTTAGATACAGCTGCAGCCTTGTCCAGATACGCCAAATCTCCCAAGGAGTCGGCCAAGTAATCTACGGATGCTTGTGAGGCGAAGCCATCCCCCGCAGTTACGTCGGCCCCCAGTCGGGCAGCCACAACCGTTCCGGCGGGGAGGGTCTCTGCAAACAGTATCGTATTATCTACAATCTCGAAACTGTAGCCACGAATCTGTCCAACCCCGTTAAGCTCCACCACCGCCTTAGTGAAGGCTAGGCCTGGAGTTACTTCGTCTGTATCCGCTGTCAATACTGTGCTCCACGGGTAACTTACTGTCTCCACTCCGCTTATAAAGGTGTTCTCCAGAGCGGACGTACGCATACTCAAGGCATCGTCAGCGGCCTTCCGCGTAGCGGCCTCTGCGTCAATGCGCTGCCCTAGTAAGGTATCAGCGGCATCGACGTACGCCTTAGTAGTAGCATCCTGGGAGTTGATTGGGTTAGCTAAGTCGGTTATGCGGTACCCGTTCATGCTAATAGTGCCGTAGAATCCGGGGATAGCCCGACCCTCCACCAGCTCTTGCGCTAAGTGCAAGAACTGAGTGTTTTGGGAGTCTACGTTTACCTCAATGAACGGAGAACCACTGGCGAACTCAATGTACAGATACTCCCGCTCTGTCTTGCGGATTAGTAGCACAGTCGTGCTTGCTGCCAAGGCTGTGTTTAGCCTGATATTAGTAGAGCTGGTCCAGGTGTACCCAGTGGTTTCCACACCGTCTAGGTATACATGAATATAGGACTTGTCCAAATATTCAATATCGCACTGGATATCCTGGGTACCAGCTGGCTTGATTTGTTCTTGCCAGCTGCATGCCATATTAATCGTCTCCGAAGTTATTGATGATAGCTCGCGTAGGTGCGAATTCCTGGATTAGCGGTACCTGCTTAGTGAAGGTCTTGATATCCATGTTACCGGTAGCCAGGCTCTGCACAGCCCCAAGCAGTCCTGTGACATAACCCATAGACGCCAACGAGTGTCGGGGAGAATTCCCCAGGAAGATATCCTGCAGTAAGGATATACCGCCAATGGCGCTCATACCCATCACGGACTCGCCGATGAGTTTCTGGGTGTCTACGTCCTTCCCGTCCATGCCGTGCTTGGCCACAGTAGCCAGCAGCATCAATGGGAACTGGTACGCCATAATGTGGGCTACACCAATCCACCCAGCATCGTTCAGCTCTCTACGCAGAATCTTGTTAGTGGCAGCCAGTGCGAAGCTCTGGTACCCTACAATGACTTTGCCGATGGGGTTGAACTGTGCAAAGTGTGAAGTCTCGCCAGTACGAACCTGCTGTACCAGGTAGTCCATCATACGCGTCCCCACAACCTCGACTTGCATTTGCAGGTCCGGCTGGAACATAGCTCCCGGGTTAGCCTTGTTGGCGGCGATAGCGCGGTCCGCAACGTCTCGGGTAAGCCCGAAACGCTCTAGACGCTTAAACGCCTCAGCATCGCCCTTGAACATCTGCGTAAGCTCGTCCGCCACAATACCGGAGTTCAGGTTAACCTGCAGCCGATGCACCATGCTCATACCGTTGACGTGACGTGCAGCCTGCCCAACGTTCTGGGTGACGTTGAACCAAGAGGCCTGACGGGTCAGGTCCAGGTTATCGTCGGCGTACGTATTCAACCAGCGGAAGCGCATCTCCTTCTGGATATTACCCCGCAGCACGGTGTCTAGACGAGCAGCCATATCCGGGGTCTTGATAGCCACAACACCCTCCTTGAACCAAGGCTGGTCACGCATACTGCGCAGCACTCTAGCCATGCCGAACTCCTTCATAGCTAAAGCAGTGTCAGTCAGCTGATACAGGCCGGAGTTCTTAAGCATGGTAGCGTTCGCCATGTTCCCCGCTGCGCGCAGCAAGTCCGGAAGCTGTCCAGCGTCAGCAGGTGCCCCGCCCAGGATAAAGTCGATGGTGTCATTGACAGTCTTCTCCCACTTAGCGGAATCCGCCAGCGCGTGCTTGGACTCATCAACCATCTTAGCGAGCTGCCCCAGGTCCTGTACGCCTGCGTAGGCCATACCTACACGGCCGGACATACGGTTAGTGTACCCGTGCATAACCTTGGCTACGTCAGTATCCATCAGGTCCTGCATGCGCATGCTCTTACCATTCACCAGATACTCCTTGTCCATATTGAACCGAGTACGCTGACGCAGGTTCCGCGCAGGGGATGTGCTGCCGGATTCGCGTACGTTACCAGCTAGGAAGCTCTGGATTGCAGACTCCTCTACACCAGCGCTACGCATAGCCATAACTATCTCATCGTTACCCATGCCGTTAATCAGCTGCTTCCACATAGGGCCAGACTGCCCGGCACGGCCATTATAGATACCGTCAACCATCTCCTTGGCAACACGCTGCACTACCTCTGACTTCATGCTCGGGTACACGTCCCGTAGGGCGGACCTGAACAGGGCGCGATAGTCGTCCAGAGTGTTACCCTGTGCGATACCTTGACGCATCTTGTCGTAGCTGTACTGACGCGGGAAGTAGTAGTCGGATTTAACCAACGCACCATCATCTACTAGCCCAGCATTGAGCATATGCTCGTGCCACTTGCTAGCCCAGCCAGAGCGGCGATAGGCATCAACCAGTGGAGCAATCTCTGCATCCGGCACCGGCACAGCTCGACCGTTTACGTCAGCGCTATAAGCAGCATCCAAGTACTTGCTCAGGCGGTCTTCCAGTGCAGCCCGCTCAGCGCGGAACTTACTACGATGGAAGAAGCGCTCAGAGAAACCTACACCCCTTTCCTTCAACGCGCCCAGGATAGCGTCTTCCACTACGCTGGCGCTGGCGTCCATCTCCAAAGTGAGGTTGCGCTTGAAGTCCACTACAGATGGGCGACGGCCACCTACGGCGGACGCGTCCGACACTAGCAGTTTAGCCAAGTCTTCATTGCCTTGAGCGATGTTGTCGTACAGGGCAAACATAGTAGAGAGCTTCTTCTTAGCGCCATCCAGCATAGCTTGGGCACCCTTAGCCTCGTTGAGGGTAGTGCTGCCCGCCAGGTCCTGGAAGGCCTCACTACGGAAGCTCTGGGCTTGGTCTGCATAATCCTTAGCTGTCCACTTAACTGCGTCCTCATATGCATCCAGCACATCCTCCAAGGCAGAGCCTTTGGCCTTGATGCCCAGAGCGTTCATGATGTACTCACCCAGTTGGCGGAGCATGCTCTTACCGGTGGGGGACTGCGTACGTGCCAGGTGCTCAACCCACTCAGGGCTGTCGCCTAAGCCTGCCAGCATCTCATGCACATTACTTGCGTAATATCGCATACGCGGTGTCAGGGTGGAGTCGGCTGCAATAACAGCGCGCACTTCCTCCAGGCGTTTAGCAATCTCTGGATTACTGTCAATGGCGCGCGCAGTAGCGGCATGAATCAGTTCGTGCACAGCCACCTTGCTTGTATCTGCATCCATAGCGCGCAGCGCATCACCGACTGTAGTCCAAGTGCTGCCGTTAGCTTGCTTAGGTGCGCGCAGAGATATCTCTCCCCGCTTAGCTAAATCTTGTTGTGCATAAGTGTAGCGGCTGCGGTTTGCGGAGCCTGCTACTAGTTTAAAATCAATGTCGTTTACAGCATCACCCAGCGTGTCCAGAATAGCCTTCTGACCTGCCGCTAAGTGTTCAGACTTCTTCAAGAACTGAACTACGTGCTGTGCTTTCATGTTCACGGAGGCGGTGTTGTTTCTCGATACTTGGATACTTTCATCCAGTGTCTTAGTGAGAATTTCCTCCCCCTCTCCTACTCCTGTAACATTAGCGTCCCTCGCTGTACGAGTTGTAGGCGCTTCTGGGTCGAACATAGGCTCACGCCCAGTACGAGCCTTAGCGGCAGCTTTAGCAGCCCTAGACATATCCCAGAGCTGGTCTAGCCCAGCTACCCCTGCTATCAGTGCAGTTACCGCAGCGGACTGACCCAGTTGGTCCTGTGCATAGAATGCAGACCCTACGTCAGCAGCACGTATAGCAGTACGTGCAGCTAAGCCCGCACGGCCAGCAATACCAGCAGCAGACATCGGGGCTAGGATAAACGGGGAGTCACCTACCAGCATACCTGCGAACCCAACCACTGTGTTGTCTGCCATTAAGCGGTCACGGTCACGCTGCTCAAGCATCTGCTGCATGCGGTAGTTGTAATCTTCTACCGACACGGAATAGTGTAGGTACTCAATCTCTTCCTGATTTGGGGCGTACAACTTAGCCCGGGTATCGCTGCTAAGGGTCTGCTTGGCGTTAAAGTTCGGGTCTCGGTCAAATGCCGGAGCAGAGGCCTTGCGGATAGCTGCGGCGATGATGCTGTTGCCCATACCCGATGCAAAGCTTTCCCCGGCTGTAGTAGCTGGGGTCTTGGCCTGCGCCAGTAAGGAGGCACGTTCCAGTGCATTTAAGCCGTTATCTCCGGCATCGTTCCAATCTACGCGCTCAGGCGCAGGTTTAAGTGTTGCGCCCTTAGCAGAATCCTTTTCCTGTGGATTCGGTTCTTGGTTCAGAAACTGAGCCATAATATCTCCTAAAAGAATTTTGATAAGGGGAGGCCCCGGAGGGCCTCTAGTTAGTGCGTTGCCTCAAAGAGCCAATCACGTAGGTTTTGTTCCAGGTACTTCTTACGCTCAGGTTGGGCCTGCTTGTACGCCGGGGTATTACGCAGCGCCTGCCAAGCCCTACCCTGGGCCTCAGATACAGGATACTGATACGCCCCCACCGGGGACTTAGCAGCCTTGCGCACCTGTGCCATTGCCTCTGCTACTGGGCCAGAGCTACCGTTACCGCCATGATAGTTCAGGTCCACCATAACCTTTAACGCCTCGTCGGAGGCATTCAAACCCTGCCCCTTGAGTTGCTTCTGCACGTTCGGAACGTACTGCTTCTCCATAGAGGATTTGAGGATACTGATACCGTCGTCAATGGTTACTTTCTGAGGAACTGGCATGCCAGAGTTAACGTGCAGACCAAAGCCTATGCTACCCTTGCCCTTGCCTTCTCGGAACCCTTCGAACTTCATAGTGGTGGCGAGGATGTCACTAAACAGCGACGGTTCCAGCCCAACCGCATTACGGCCATTGACCTGTACGCTGACAGCACGTCCGTTATCGTGGTCGTAGAAGGTAGCGGGACGTACACCCACTTGCTCGCTACCAATCTTCATCTCTCCAGCCAGTGCTGAATCATACGCAGCTTGTGCAGTAGACTGAACGTCGCGAAGGTTCACAGACATAGTCTGGAATGTGCCCTTCTTGTCGAACACGGTTACGGTCATGTTCTGACCTGCGTTGCCCGCGGTGGCGGCCTGCACTACTACACGCTCTATGTTGCTGGGGTCTGACATATACTGAACCTGGTTCTGTATATGCTGCTGCAGGGAGGCCTTGAATTGCTCTTGGTCGCCCTTATAATCACCCATGATAGATTGCACAGAGGTGCCAGCGGGCAGATACACATGCCTAGGTGCCCCGGCAATGTCCAGCTCCAGCTTACGGGATTGGATATTGCCTTTTAGCATCGTATTGATGTCGTCAGCGTCCTTCCCTACAAGGGATTCCGGATTGTGGTTGTACACATAACGGTACTCATCTTCCATAGCAGCTCGCGCTTCCTGGCGCTGGGCGTCTGCATCCCCGAAGAAGCTGAACCAGTTAGCCGTACCGCTTGGGTCCACCATCTTGTCCGTGGGATTACTTTGGATATTGCTGTAGCGCCCACTCGCCTTATTCCTAGCTTGGCGGCGAAGGTCGTCCAAGATAGTGTTGCTGGCATTATTTGGGTTTTGTGTAACAGCTTTCTGCACCACTCCACGCCACTCAGATGGGACCTCAGACAGTAGCGCCATCTTCCCTAAGTCCGTACTGGTGCTATAAGCCTGTGCCCACAAGTTGATGCTGTTGACGTTCTCACGGGAAACCTCACCATCCTCACCGAGCTGGTCCAGCGTAGTCAGCGTACGTGCCATATCCGAAGACATACGCTTGTGCGCTTCGTTGACTGCCCACGCATCCTTGCTGTTGCTCCCGTATGCCAGCAGCTGCAGGTTCCCTTCCGGGGTATCCGGAAAGCTCTTGAGCAGCTGAGTACGTGCCTTATCTAAGTCTCCCTTGAACATCCCCGCCAGAGTGGAGCTTGGCATATTCCCAGTAATTGCTGTGCGCAATGCTTGGGCGTCTGCTGCCTTCTCTCGAACGGTCTGGGCTTTGTTCCAGAACTCCATGCTGGTCCCGGCGCTAAGTACATCAGATGCCGACAGCTCAATGACACGACTACGAATACGCGCCATTGTCTGTTCTTGCTGCTCAGGGGTCTGCCCCTCAAGAGACTGGATTGCATCAGAGATTTCGAAACGGGCCTGTGTCTCAATCTGAGCACCGGCGCGCTTGAACTCCTGATACAGTGCTGCGTTGACATCCACGGAGTTGACGCCGAGTTCCTTGGTGGCCATTTCCTGCAGCTGGTTAATTACCAGCGGGTCCTGCGTCTGCTGCGCTACGCTAACCAGATACTGCTTGGCCCGGTCCAGCTTCTTGTTCTTGTCCAAGTGCTCCGCAGCCAGGATACTGTCTAAACCCGTCTTAATGGACATCTGCGCAGCGGCACCCTGTCCTGCCTGCAGACGCTGATAGAACTCATCGCTGGACGCACTCAGTCCACGGTCGAGGGCACGGTCAGCCTGGGCCAGGGCGAACGCAGCACGCCCTTTCTGGAAGGCTGTATAGTTAGCCACACTGGTAGCGCGGAGCTGCTGCAGTATACTCGTAGCAGACTGCTTGGACATATCCGGGAGATACATCCCGAGCTTGTCTGACATTGACTGTACGTGCTCTTGCTCCTGCTGCTGGAATTCCTCGTCAGTCAGCCCTGCCTCGGCAGCTTTCTTAGCCCGGGCGATGCTGTCTGTGCGCCACTTGGCTAGAGTGTCGTACGCGGCGGCGGATACGTAGCCGTCCTGGTAGGCTTCGCGCACGAAGATGTTTTGCTTCTGTACAGCCTCGTCCTTGGAGGCCATTGCATCTACTGCGCCCTGAGCATCCATAGCGCCTCGCACGGTGGCGGCTGCGGCGTTTTCTTTTACTGCCTCGTCGAAACCTACGCCGAAGTCCTGCACGAATCCAGACAGGGCGGCTAGGCGTTTTGCTTTTGAGGTATCAACAGATACTTCACTTACCGTTGACGGCAAGCTAACATCGTTGGCCTGCAATTGTACGCCGCCGACATTTAGCCCCTGTCTATTGGGTTGAATCACAGGCATTTAATATTCCTCTTAAGTTACCAGGTATGAACTGAGCTGTTACCCTTACTCCCCCATAAGTCATAGGAGGATGCCGTGTTCTGTGTAGCCGACGCACCGCTACCAGGGGATGAGCCGCCAGGGTCAGAAGATGACGCAGCGTTACCGGCGTACTGCCCAACGGCAGATGCCCCGACACTCAACAGCGAGTTAAACATGTTATCGTACGGGTCCTCCATATCCATGTTAGCCAGGCCACTATCCACGGCCTTATCTGTCATTAGACGGAAGCCCTCTTCCTGGGTTGCCTGCTGGTCACGTACGCTGGCCTCTTGTCGCCCGGCTACAGTGTTCACTGTGGCTACGGCGTCTTTAACAGAGGCCCCCATAGTGCCGGAAGCTGCTGCCTGCAGCCCTACTTGGCTCTGTGCCTGCAGCTTCTGCTGCTGAATGTTAAACAGAGACACCTCAGTCCGGTCCCTGGACTGGGCGCGCTGTAGCGCGATGTCATTTAACTGTTTGGCTGTCTGTTGAATCACAGCCTTGTTCCTGGCCTTGGACACTTCAATCTGGGCACTCTGCCCCAGAACGGCCTTAGCGGCCATGGCCGCAACCATCCACCACATATTAAATTCTCCGTCTGCGTTGGTTGTAGCGCAGGATGTACGAGATATCCAGCACGTTCAGTTCCATAGAACCGTCAGTAAATAGCGACACCTCGGTTGTGTCTGCGTTGGTACGGCATGGTACGGTAATCGTAGCCAGGTCCATACGCAGGGCCTGCCCAAGCGTCAGCTCCTTTGAGTTCATCAGGATACCAGTTAGTTCTCCACCCCAATTGACGTCCCGTGGGGTGTCTAGTACCTGGACATCGAAGTGCCCAGAGTTACGTACTGCCACGTCCAGACGCAGTAGGCGCACATGCCCACTTCCCACGAGCTTGTCATTCTGGTCCCGCAGAATAGGCGTAGTTAGCGTAAACGTACTACGGTAACGTCTTCCGATTACATAGGTACCATCAGGTACACCGCGCACAACCCGCAGGGTGTTCTCCCCGGCAATCTCCTTGATGCCAACCTCAGTAGGCCCCATAGGGTTGCTGGGCAAGTACGTTAGGATAAGCTCTTCCTTGTAGTTGTCCGCCCACCCAACCGGGCGCAATACCGACGGAACAGTGAACACCCCGCCCTGCACTTGAACTTGCTTCTGCAAATCCGAGTAGGCTTCGCGGTATTCTGAGCCCAGCTGATAACCTTCACGCGGGTCCATAGACACAATCAAAAGCTTGTTGCTGGGACTGGGCCCTTGCATGTACAAGAACACCTCATCCTCCAGCGCCTGTACGCTCAGGATTGGGTACGGGAACGACCACTTATGCCACGCCGCCTGCATCTTAGCGCCGTCACTTCCGCCCCACATGAACTCGTAGACCAGCAGGCTATTACGCTCTCCAGACATGCGTGAGAAGGCCATATTGGTGACACTGGAGTTTTGCATCTGCAATACCCTACCTGGGATATACCGAGGCAGGTGCACCGTGGCATCCTGCGTAGTGTACTGCGCAGCGGTGTACGGCGACGGGATTAACTCCAGAATACCGGCGTAACTGTCGTTGCGCTTGTTCGGGTAGATTACTGTCTGCCCCGCCATCACCGGAGTCACACGGCTGTCACAATCATAGGTGCTGGTGATGCTGATGCTTGCGTTGGTAGGCGTAAGCACTGCAGAGCCCGGCACAACCGCCTGCATGCTATTAGCAAACAGAACCAAGTCCCGGTTGAACTGCACAGCGGTGCGGTACACAGAATCCTGGGCAGACGCAGAGCTAATGCTGATACGGTCCGTATCCAGCAAGGACGTCACAGTAGAGCGGTAGAATCGCTGATACAGGCCCGAGGCTGACATATCCACGGAGCTACCACTAAGCAGGACCAGGCGGCCCTGGAAAGCTGCGATACCAGTGATGTAGCCGTTCTCAACGAATCCTGGGTCGCTGTTGTTATCGTCGTTGCCTGCTAAGCGCCCCTCCCAATCCCGCGCAATGATGTTGTCATCTGCAGCAAGCTCTCTGGGCATGTTCGTAATCTTGGTGATGCTACCGTACGCCCCCACCTCGGACCAGGTGCGGGTACTGTAACTGAACTGATACCACGCTGTCTCAGACGAGGCTGTACCTACACGGCACATTGCCCCATCAGCTTCTGCGGGGAGCTGTGCAGGCAGGTCCTGCTCCTGGTCTACGCGAGACTGGTTAGAAACCCCAGCGTAAGTATCGCCAGCGTCAGAGGATACCACACAGTTGCTTAACCCATAGAAGAACAGGTACGCGCCACGTACGCTCACGTTCCCAGCTGGCAACCCATTCGCTACAAGAGAGTCACGCAGTTGCTGAGCAACGTAGGCACCAGACACCTCCTCAGCATTGCCGCTGGTACTACCAGCAGCTGGGGCGGTGTAGTCCCCTGAGTAATCTACCCCTGCAGAGGTAACGGTGACGTTCCAGCGTTTCTGGAATGCTGCGGATTTAACGTAGAAGAACCCGGTGGTGCTGGGGTCGATGCGCCCAGTATTGTCCTCGGTTGTGTTCGGAGCCATCTCAGTATTCAGGATATAAGTCAATCCAGCAATACTTGCGGTCTGCAAAGAGGTCTGGCCTACGGTGGTAACAAAGTACGGGTCATTGCCGGAATTAAGTATGGTCTTTCCATTCTTAGCCAGCAACCACCAGTTACCGTTGCTGGTGTTAATCAGCAGGTGCCTACCGTCAGTGCCACGCTCGACGTATTCAGTGAACAGGGAGTCAAGCCCCGGATTATCAATCGTACTCTCCCAGACAATCTCGCCGGGAGGCCTGCGGCGGATACCCGAAACCGGGTCACTGAGCATATTCAGCTGCGCCCCCAGTTGCCCGGGCTGGCGCTCTCTCGGAACCTGCTGGGAAACACCCTGCAGCAAGCTCTGAATAGTACCTTCTAATGATTGCGCCATAACCTCTCCTTAAACCATAAAACGAGCGCGGCGGATTCTGCGTGCAAAACGTGTCTTGCTGGTGCTGAACTTCTGATTGCGCAGATGCTCGCGCAGCACCATGCTCTTGTAACGTTCGGCTTCCTGTGCGTAATTAGCGTAGTTGCTGTCACCGCCCAGGTCATTTAGGTACACCTGTGCAGTGGTGTAGTTAGCCACCCACATAGCTGCGTGCTCCGGCAGGTCCTCAAAGTCCAAGTCCAGGACTATTTTCAGCTTAACGGGGCTGTCGAAGTATTGGTTCTGCTCCATCAGGTCGTACAGGTTACCATCACGTACCCCGTACTTGGAGTCAGAGCCAGCATCGTATACGGCCAGCTGGTTCCACGGCACTTTAATAAAACCGTCAGTAGTAGGCGTAACTTCACGCTCCACCACGTTAAACCAGAACCCCGTGCTGAGTAACCCCCGACGGTTGCGTGCAAGTGCAGAGCGGGCTAACCCCGCACTGGGGTTGCTAGTATTGACGTCCATAACGCGAGACTCCCCCAGGGCTTCCAGCGTCAGGTTCACAGCGTCTAATTCACGGATAAACCACCCCCCGGCACGAAACCGTGCTCTTCAAGTTTAGCGCGCAGGTACGCTGCGCGGGCATCAAGTGCTGTATCAAAGCTGCCAATTGTGCGATTCTTGCCGTAATTGCATATTTGAGCCACAAACTTGCTCTGCTGCTTGGCAAAGTAGAAACCCCGAGCCTTGGTTAGGTTACACAAGTTCTGTCTCTTAGTGGCGGCGCGCAGGTTCTCTATCCGGTTATCTTTGCGGTTTCCGTTTATGTGGTCCACGGTGTCCGGCCACTCCCCATATACTAGAAAGTATACCACCCGGTGACTCATGTACTTCTTACCACGTACAACTATCTGGTAGTACCCAGTTACCCCCGAGTGTGTACACCCAGCAACATCGCCTGCTTTGTATGTATTACGGTACCCATCAACCTTCCAGCGCAACCCGCTAGGGCTGGTGGGGTCGTACATTAGTAATTCTCTCATATTTGTTCCTCTATTAAAGACCCCTTGGACCTTTAAGACAGGGACAAAAAAAAAGCCCCTGGCACCCGAAGGCACCAGGGGCGCGTATTACTCTTCCGCAGTGTCGGCAGCTGCATCCGCCGCCTTACGGGTTTTCTTGGTAGCCTTGCGGCCAGACTCGACCGAGGCCACCTGGATGTTCTTAGCTACATCGGTGGCGGCCTTAACCGCCTCCCGCTGAGCTGCATTGGCCTGGAGAGTCTCCAGACCGAACGTAGCGATTACTGCCATTGAACCTCCAATTAGGCCGTCTTGGTGGTGAAGGTGAACTTGGTCACTGCAGCGGTGTCCGGACGACGCAGGCCGATGTTGTACATTGCGTAGCAGTCCAGAACGTTGCTGAACTCACGCTCATCGTCCCAGATACGGGAGGTGAACGGCTTAGCTTCAACAGTCACCAGGGTCTTGGACTTACTGAAAGTCACCATACGGCACAGCGCATCGTCAGCGGTGACGGTGTAAGCAGAGCCCAGCGGGTGCGTACCAGCCGAGGTCGGGAACTCGGTGCACTCTACTACCGGCACGCCGTTCATCTTCACTACACGACGGTCTTTGTAACCGTCGTTGTTGGACGGGCCGAATTCGATGTTCAGGAGCTTCGGATGCTCCAGCAGACGCGAATAGGTATCGACATCCACCAGAGTGACCATATCCGCCAGCGGGGTCTTGCGCTTGATGAGCTCATCAATACCAGCCTTGTGCGCCAGGTTGATGTTCATGGCGTTAGCCTCCATCTCAGCCTGAGTCAGCTGCGTGGCGGAGGTGCGACCTGGAACAAGGATAGCTGCGCCCACCTCGATACCGTCATTGAACGCCGGTTTCAGGTGCGCCGGGGCAACCCAGGAACGGCCCTTGATGAGCTGAATCAGGTGCGCCTGGTCGAAGACCTCTGCGAACTCAGAGCCGTTGTTCTGACCCATCTCGGTCAGGAAGTCCGGGCCGGTCCAGTCATCCTGGTAGTCAATCGGGTTACGGATATACAGCACCGTATCCACCACGATAATCATCTTATCGTTACGGACCGGGGTGCTATCCAGCGCCTCACCAGAGCGACGACCCTTCACCGAGGAGGTGTTCAGGCGGTCAATACGGTAGGTGTTGGAACCGCTGATAGAGCGCTGGCTGGAGAGGCCCAGGAACAGAGCCTGGTACTGGAAGCGGGTATCCACTTCGTTCTGGTACACTTCCAGGTGAACGTCTACGTCGGAGTCTGCGCCGCCCCAGTGCGGACGAGTCAGGTTGCCATTATAAATAGTGTTGGCCATGCTTTAGTTTCCTTTATAAGTAAAATTAGAGACCTACGCGCTTACCAGCTTCACGGCGTGCGAGCAAATCGTTATAACGTTGACTGAACTGCGGAGACGCCAAGCTACGGTTGCCCGCTTCCTGACGGAGTTTGGTATATTCTGCGCGGAATTCCGCAGCAGACAGTGCATTGTTGCTGGCTACACCGCGTACCATCGGGTTCTGTGTCTTGATAAGACCCATATCCCGGCAGAAGCTTGCTACCAGCTCAGCGGCCTGCTTGAGCTCACCAGAGTTAGCTAGTACACGAGCTGCGTTACGCAGAGGTTCAGGGGCCTTGGAATTAAACAGCTGCGCTGCTACCTCCCAGTTCTCCTTACCGCCCACGATATCGTAAGCTTCCTGTACTGCTTTGGTGGCTTGACCAACCTGGTCTTCCAGGTACGCTTTAGCCAGCAACTCTGCATAAGCAGCGTGCTCTCCGAAACGTTCCTTAATGAAGGCCGTATCGATTAGGTTAGGGTCCTGATACTCCAGGGCCTTACCAAGTGCCCGCACCATATCAGAGTCAGTTAACCCAGAGACTTTCTGCAACATAGCTACACCGGCGTCAATCGTCGGGTTGCCTGTCTTAGCCAGCTCCTGGGGCTGCTCCTTAGCGCTGTCGCCACCCTTATCCAGGGCCGCTTTTAGGGCTTCGATATCCAGAGGAATCTTAGCAGGGTCAGGGGAATCTTTGCCCTGTTGCTGCTGGGTAGGGGTCTGTGCATCCTGCACGCCTTGATTGTTCGGGGCGCTAAGGGGAGCACCTAGGCCCGGAATCTTAGGGCCACCTTGGTTCTCTACCTGTGTAGTTTCTACGTTTTGACCGTTTTCTACGTTATCCATCTATGCCTCTGTTGTTAACTTGGTAATAAGCCCAGCTGCTTACCTGCTACTGTCGGGTCTGCTGCTGTCAAGCCCTGGAGTTGGTCCTGTGCTGCACCTGCGGATACATCGGCAGACGCATCTTGAACCTGTTGCTTCTGCTGCAGCTGCTCTTCGGTGTACATGAATGGCTCGCTGACGATACCGTAGGCGTCGAAGTACCAGTCTACGCACGCGTCCTTGTTGAAGCGCGGAGTAATCTGCTCAAGCACCGGGATAGCCAGCTGCATGGACTGTGCCGCCTCTAACAGCTTATCCGCCGCCGCGGCTTTAGCCAGTGCGGAGGTACCCACCGTAACGTTGATACTCACTACACCCTCGCTGAGGTACAGCTTAAAGCGAGGATACACCAGTGCAGTGTACAGATACGCCAGCTTACGCAGCCATGTGTCGCTCAGGATACTGAACCCACCACCCATAGCGGCTTCCGCCTCTTTGGCATTCTGGCGAATCTCGTAGGCCGTGACACGCTCACCTTGCCGGGAGTTACCAGTGTACATAAACGCACGGGACAGTTTCTGCTCGAGCATTTGAATGTTGCTGGCAATCCACTGAATCTTCTGAGCAGAGCCACCCTCGTAAGCGGTGACCGGGGATTTGTTGTTCCCGTTGGAGCCGCCGCCGCCCACCTGCACAGCCTCACCCGTCTCCGACGTTGAGAACTCGTCTACATCTAACCCAGAGCTTGCGTCAATCAGCGGGATTAACCTCGCAGACTCAACCTCATAGTTAGTCAACGCTTCCGACAGCACTGATAATCTAGCGAAGTCCCCAGCGTAGTCCTCTACCAAGCCGCGCCCATAGTGCTCGCCACTAACAAGGTTCCACACCAGCACGTTGTAGGGGAGTTCCAGCTCAGGATAGGTGCTGCTATCCCCGATACGGTGCCCGTCTGCCTCTTGGTACACCTCGTAGCTTACTACCTCTGCACCATCCTCTGTCCGCTTAACCTTGCGACAAGCGGCAGTGTAGATATCAACGTCGCCGTATGGGTCTTTGTCACGGTAGAAGGTTTTCTGGAAACTCTCTGGCAGGTCCTGGACGCTTGCGCGCTCTCTGATAATGAGTCGCAGGACGTTCCCGCTGCCATCCCTTCGAACGGTAAAGTTACGGACTGAGTAGACGATGGATTTACCTGTCCGCTCATCAATATACTCCAACGCGTTACCTGTAACCAGCAGCAGCTTCACAGCCTGCAACTTCGCAGCATAACCGTCTTTCTCAAATACTTTCTGTGATGCTGTGTTCTCGACCTCAGCCAGCTTAGATTCTGCTGTAGCAGCGCCGCCGAGAGAACTAATGAACTCGTCCAGGTCCGAACTCTTGGAGAACCTGAAGAAGCTAGTACCTTGCGGGAACAGCGCGCCTACAATCTTAGTGGCTGCAGTGTTTACCAACTGCGCACCGGTGCTCTGGTAGTCACGCTCCAGTGGTCTGCGTCTACCGTCCAGGGAATCGTCCCGGGTAAAGATAGTGCTGAGTGTCCACTGCGCGAACTTCTCAGAGGCATCCAAGACGCCTGCGTCCTGGTCCTTCTTAAAGAGTTCCGCTAATGTTGCTTTTTGTTCCAAGCTACCCCCTTACAGGCCCAGAGGATTGCTCTGCCCTGCTTGTCGCCGTTTCTTCTGCTCAGACGTAATTGCATCTGCAGATTCAGAGGCAGCCCCTGCGGGGTCAATCTCAGCAATGTTATCTGCGGCGCTATTAGCCTCTAAGGCAGCCTGTTGTTTAGCTGCGCTGGCCTGCTGCTCTGCCAAGCGCTGCTGCGCCTCTAATCCTGCGTTGTCAGTAAGGCCGAGCATGTCCGTGGCCTTACCTAACAGCTTACCTAAATTACCACCACTCATTCTGACCTCACTAAATGATAAGTTGTCTTGTACGTGTTATCCGATGTACTGCGGCTAATAGCGATACGCCCAGCGCGCATGCACCTGGCTATTGCGTGCAGGCCCTGCATAATCACAGACACTGCCGCGCCGTTGTCCGGTTTTAATACGAAGAAGTCTGTGTACAGCACAGGCTCTACGTAATGGCAGTCCTCTACAGCTTCTGGATAGTAGCTGACAGCACCGACTAAGTCGCCTTGGGAGTCATAGACTCCTAGTATATACTGTTTACCCAGTATACTCCCCAGTACTCTCCAGTAGTGCTGCTCTGGAGCTAGGCCCCGACTAATGCCGTGGCCCAGTTCATGCAATTGCTTCACTGCTTCTGTAATGTCGTCAGACTTATACAGAACCTTGAGAGTGTAATCGGAAGTTTTACTAGTGTGTTTTAACTTCATTCCTACTCCTGTAACATTAAATTTTTAGCAGAAGAAGAACGGAGATTCTAGCACTTGCCGGATGTCCAAAGTGCCCACCTCAGGCATGTCCAGGTCCGTCAAGTCTGCTCCGGCAGCTGCTGCTGCGCGAGTAATGTCGCCAAGCAGGTCATTCTCTTCATACAGGCGCACAAACTGCTCACGGATGTGCCCATGCATAGCGTCAACGTCAGCTGCGTGAGTAGCCAGCGAGTCGTGAATAGGCACAATATCCAGACCCTCCGCAGCGCAGAGCACCATCATCAAGTGCGTACTGTCCAGGCTATGCACAAAGTTCGGGGCAATCCCAGAGGCTGCCTTGCGCTTGTTGCAAGTTTTGAAGTCCCGGTTGTGTACCAGTACCGCTGACAGGTTCATGCAGTCAATACGTACGCGCACTTCTTCACGCTGCGTGTAGCGGTTCATTACGAGCCCGCCCAGTGGCGTATACCACTGCAGGTGCTGGCTTGCTGGTACACGTCTAGCGAGGTTCTGCAAGTACCCCATAACTGCCGCAGCAGCGGGGTTTGCCTCCTCTATAGCGGCGCGCATACGCGGTGCCAGGTAGCACGACAGGTTCCATAGACTGTTAGTGTCGGTACCCTCGTACCCCTCAGCGCAAGCACCTTCAAAGATGTAGTCGCTGCAGCTACGCACCGTGGCGCTGTAGAAGTAGGTCATCGCAAATAGTGTTCAGGGACGCTCGCTAGGCATCCCCCGCCTTACGGCTGCTGTATGTCCCCATACAGTTCGGACTATATCATCACCCACTAAAGGGGCTAGGCGCTTCGGACCGCTTGGCCCTACTCCTTTCGGATAGTCTCTGCACGTTCTACTACTGCGCGGCACATTGTAATTAAATCCTCCAGTGGGTATTCACCCTTGGCCCGATTAACTTGCCAAGATACCCACTGTACGTTCCCCTTAACATAACCGAGTTCGGGGTTAACTCTATCAATGGAGCCGATATACATACTGCCTTTGTGGCAATTAATCGGTACCCCGGACAGGGCGCATACCCCATCCCATATAGCCAACATGTATTCCCTATCCAAGTCGTAAGGCAAATTACGAGCTGCTGCCCTAGCCTTTGCATCCGCCACCCGACAGGACACGAAGGATTGAAGCATCGGGTCGACAGATAAGGTCTCGACCCTTGCCCGTTTAGCTCTCTGCCTCTTCTGATAATCGGGGTTTGCTGCGCGCCACGCCTTGGCGTAGGCGGCATCGCACACTTTACACGTAGGCTTATAAATTACTCTGCCCACCTCGCGGGCACCGCGGAACGTGCTTGCGTTTCGCGTGCCTTTAGAGAAGGATGATAGAGGTTTAACTTCATTACATTTTGTGCACTGCTTAGTTTCCATACGACCTCCTATAAGGCCGCACAGTAGTAGCTTCGCTCAGGATTGGCTGTTCTAGCCGTCCCCTGAATTCACCTAGTTTATAGACCGCCGATGTGTGTTAACGGTCTTTTGGTCATGCTGCGGGTGATTTCGTTCTCTCTCCAGTACGTGCTCTGGATAACGAAATCCTCCTTGTCCAGGTCCAGTATCACCTTCTCGTCCGTACGGCGCTTCACGTCCATGTACAGGTCCGCTTTCTTATCGTTACCCTCCCAGTACAGGTTCGTCAGACGACCGCCCACAGGGTCTCTCAGGAGCGCTGAGAGATGTTGTCCACCTGAGTTTGTAGCGTCCATAGCCACTGGGATTCGGCTAATATACTCTTCTGGGCATCCAGAACGCACAGCATTAACCAGGTCGATAGCGGCGGCCAGAAAACACCAGGGACTGTCTGCCTCGGCAAAAGCAGGGCAATCAAACGGTGAAACCACAAGCTCTCCGAGCGCTGCAAAGTTCGCATCAACCCAAGCTGCGCGGTCTTCGAATAGGGTTTTGTCATAACCAAAGCATGTGGCGACGTGTACCTTGAGCCAGAATAGTCCCCGCTCACCCAGAGGTTTTCCTCTGCCAAACTCAAGAAGGGCTTTCTGCAAATCAGAACCTTGGGGGTGCAGCGAGGACTTGAAGTACAGGCGGTAACGCCAGTCCACACAAGTCGGGAAGTACAAGGCTTTCTCATCTTTGAATTCCTCCGCCATTTCCAACGTAGTCAGAAGGCTGCGTAGTTGCGATACACGCTTACGGTCAGCGCTATACCATAGAGACATGCGCGTCTTCCACTCACCGAATCGGTCAAGCTCTTCCTCGGTGTAGTTCTCTTTCGGAACCCCGTCCAGATACCACTCCGGTTTCGGCTCTGGTACTGAGCGAGGCATACCTATCCCAACACCCAGGGCCCGTGCTTCTTGCACCAGTTCCAGTATGCGCTTATTAATACGGTATGGGGTTTCCTGTGCCTTATTAAGCGCCTTCTTGATGCCATCCGCGGACTTAAATGCTTCCGCTACTTCGCGGAGACGCGCGCGGTCAATGTGAGAATTATGATAGGTACCGCGATTGTCGATAGGGGTAAGGTACCCGCCATCCCACATAGTGGTGTGCTGCACCGGCGGTACCAGCATAGGCGGCTTCATCGTCACAGTGTCGGCAGATTCCACTAACTGCTGGAATGCTTCCATAACGTTGTCTGCGGGGTATAGCATGCTCAGATTACCGCTACAGTTCTTCCACTGGAACAGACCCGTCTCGAACACTGCTGCACACAGCAGACGCCCTACGGAGATGTTCTGGGCGTTAGTCCACGGCTCGTGCCCATAGTGCACGTTCTCAGCGCTGGCCCGCAGCGTACGCAGGATGTGCGTAGGGGACTTCGTACGGCGCTCTGTGAGGTACTCGTATACACGGTCCATGTACGCAGGGGCTACGTTACGTAACTGCAGAGCCAGTAGCTCTGACTGCACGTTCCTACCCAATGCGGACATTACTGCTTGTGCAGTCTGACGGCGACTGGCGGACTCACCTGGGGCGACGCTGAACGCCTCAAACATTGTGCACAGGCTCAGGGCGGTCAGGACATCCAAGGGGACTAAGCGCAAGAACCGGCGGTACTTCCCACCGATGCCCGGGGCTTTGACATTTCGCATCTCATCGATAGCGGCAGCAGCCACCTCATATGCAGAGGTGAGCATACGCTGCGTCATCGGCAGGTTCATAATCCCACCGTTCTGCAATGCGTCCGTAATCAGCTTACGTGCCCGCTCGATTCCGCGAATCTTATAGGCCTCTTCAAGCTCCAGCTGGCGTTTCACCAGTGCTTCCTCTGGTACTACAACCGTATTCAGTGCGTGAATCATAGACGCTTAATCTCCCCGGTTATGCTCTTATAGGTTCCTGCTAATCCAGAGATTGTACATCTCCAGGTAGTCTTTAGCGGAGCTTTCGTCGCCCCGTTCTACTGCTTTCTGCCACATCCCGTGGCACCACTCAGAGGGGCTTTCCATTCTTGTTCCTCATATGTTTTAATCCTATGGCAGTTGGCGCACAGTACATCGCACTTCCTAATTTCAGCGGCAATAACCTCCCAAGGTTTAGTTGCGACGCGGGAGCTTATGTCAAATAGCTTTGTACTACGGTCTCTGTGGTCTAGGTCTAATGCGCTAGGGTGCTTATTGTATCCACACACCGCGCACCCTTTCCACGTCTTGTATCTATTAATTATTGCCCCGTGCTTGCGACGTCTGTTGCGCTGGCAAACTACACCAGCAGCCGAGGTTCGCCGTTTAGCTGCCCCTGCCTTATCAGGGTGCAACCACAGTTCCTTGAAGGTGCCGTCGGCCCTTACTACAGTCTTCTGATAAGTCATAAAGACGTAGCCATCAGCACGTAAGTCACCGCGTCTAAACGGCAGTCCAGTCTCAGGGTTGATTCTCTTCAATTAGCCACCTCAAATACACCTGTGCTTTATGTAAGTCTTCTAAAGGGGCAATCTTTTTCTCGTAGCGCCACAAGTATTTTTGAACGTTACCTTTTAGGTACCCTTTGAATGCCTCCTGTGACATACTCGCTTTAATTGCATTAATACATTCTACTCCGCCGCTGGCGTAATGTTGCGGGGAATTTACTGCGTCGCTCACTTAATAGCCTCCCGTGCTTTGCGTCGTGCCCTAGCCTTGCGGGCCTTGAGCTTCTGTGCCTGTGCCAATTCTTCCGGCGTCTTGTGCGTATAGTATAGCATATCTGTAGGTTCGCGGTCTAAGTAATCGGCGACCCTACGTAGAGATTCAGCAATAGCCCCAGAAGATTGCATGCTGCCAACAATCCAGCGCCCAGCGGCAGATGCCACTTTGCCTTCCCCTCCATTGCACGAGCGATGAAGAGCACCCCGAATACGCCCAGTAATATGATCATGGTCAACGACAACAGAATCACCAGTTACCCCCTTGATTGTGAAGTCCAAAGGTTTGCCACAAAGGAGGCATATACCTCCCTGGTCTTTTGCAAGCTTAATCGCCACGGAGCGAATCTGTGCCCGTGTAATCTTTCTTAGGGCCATACTTCAATCTCTCCCACTACATCCAGCATAGCATTGTCGTGAATGAGAGAATCCAAATGCTCAACCGTTCTTCGATGTGTTTTGGGTGCTCGTTCACGCAGCGCATCCAGAATAGTTTCAAGTTCATCATGTTTACCCTCGTAGTATAACTCAATCGCCCGCAGGCCCATTTCCTTCGCAGACATCTTCGCCATTGTCTGGGTGCTCCTGTATCCACTGTATATGCTGTTTATGGTACTCGTGCAGCGACTGCACCCAGTCACGCAGACTGGGAGTAGTCAACAGTGACATCAGATACAGATACGCTGAATCTGATTGGGAGCGCCGCAGGAACAGGCATTCTGCCTCTGCGAGTACATCTTGGTTGTTTCGAGCATAGGCCGCTACAACGAATTCTGCGGCGTCCTGCTCTGAGGTAATAGGGTAGATAGCATCAAAGGCCGTTCGCTTCCCACAGAGCTTCCCATCAAGCAATGTGATGCCTTTGACGTTATCTGCGTCATCCCCTGCTAGCATCTGCCACCAGAAGAACTTAGTGCCATGCGCCCGTACCGGCATAGCCTGAGTGTCATCCCACTTAATCCAGCCGAAGGGGTTATCCAAGGCAGGCCACACGGTTCCGGTCGGGATATCGAATCGGGCCATAGGGCTGAGCCAGGAGTCCTTGTCCTGGGACATAAGGATTCCCCGGTCCCCGAAGCTGTACGAATCCATTATGAACAGGTCATCGGCCTCGAAGTAGTCACTGCTGACTATCTGTATACCCTGCTCAGAATACTGGTCTGGATTCTCAATCAGGTGCCGCTTCAACGGCGCTTTAAGTGGTAGCTCCTGGCGGTTAGCGCGCTGTCCCTGGTAGGGCTTGGCCGTAGGCAGGTGCCAGCGCAGGCACTTAGCACAGCCAGCAGGTGTCAGATACGCCACTGCCTCGGAGCAGCCGACTAGGAACATGTCCTCCAGCACCAGCTGATAGAAGCGGCGTATCGCTGTATCCAGACGTTTTACTGTAGCGGCGGCTTTGTAAACTGCGAAATCCGAATCATACAGTAAAACCTTCCCAGAGTTCTGCGGAGCTAACTGCGCATCAAGCTGGGACAAGTCAACCCCGTTGATAATCATCAGACCCCCGTAATGTCACGGGCCTTCTTATCAGCCCACTCAGCCCAACGTTCTGCCCACTTTGCCTTGCTCAGCTTATCGCCAAGGTATACCAGGCCCGCCAGTGGGGGCAGGGGAAACATTAACGCTATAAAAATTGCGCGAGATACGTACAGCATACTCAAGCCTCCAACTCAGACAGCACCAGTACGGTGCCGAGCATGTCCCCGATTACTTCCGGAGTACGCAGGCTCTGGTCTACGTCATAGATACAGGAACCAATCTCTGCTAAGCCAATACTGAGGGTGCCTACGATGCGGATAATCGCCAGATCATCCCCCTTCAACTTGCCGGCATGCGCCGCTAGGTCGTTATGCTCCTTGAAGGCGGTGGCCGCCAATTCAAGGTCCATTCCGTACAGGGCCGCCAGTTTGTCTAGAGCGTCGTATACAGCGCCTAGCTGGTCGCCATTGTCGAAACCCTGAACGGCGCTACAGTTCACGTAACCTACAGCCAGAACCAGTTTCTTGTATGCGTCTAGTACTTTGTCCATTATTCGAATCCTTTCAGTTTGTGTTTTGAAATGAAATTGTGGGCTTTGGTCTCAGTGGCCGTAGCCTCTGCACCCAGGGCGTATGCACGGCGTCGGGACTTGGCGCACTGGCGAGTCAAGTGATAGCGGTGTGCGCTAATCTCGGCACCCAGAAGGCTTGCCCTGTGTGCGTGAGAATTAGCTGCCCAGTGCCAGTCGTTTGCTCGCTTCTGCAAACGCTGTGCACGCAGAAGCAGAAACACAGCGTACTGTTCTTTGGCCCATGTGATTATGCGCATTTATACCCCCAGGAAGTTAGCTACTTCATCGCGCTTAGCGCGCAGGTTATCAGCACGACAAGCGTGCTCAGCTGCCAACTCTTTGCTGTGCTTGGAGGCCTCTACGCGCGCCTCGGATTGAGCGGCCAGACGCACGGCGTCGTCTGCGAACTTAACTGACAGCTGCTCGTTAAACTGCGCTTTGGCATCGGCGCGTTTAGCTTCTGCTGTGTAGGCTGCACTCAGGAGTTTGATGAGAATGTTGATGATGTTCATAGGCTTCCTCTAAGGCCCCATGCGGGGCCATATTAGTTTAGGTTAGGGTTGGTTAGGGCTACGGCGCAGAGGCTACGCAGTTGCCGATAAATTATTTTCTTCCATCCACTTGACAATATTTATGGCATCCTCCTGACTCAAACCATAACCCACCAACCGCATAGGGTCGATATCGTTTCTTACACACACGAAATCGGGCAGAGTCTTCGGGTCATAGTCACACATATAAAATTGCCAACAGTCAGCAATACTCTGTGGGACTGCCAAACCGTACTCTACCCCCAACCGACTCATAAATTTCTGAGCGTGTTCATCAATGTCATACAGGCTAACAGTCAAACATACAGCTTTCATATACCCTCCCACAATGTCTAATTAGGCTTGAGGCGCAGCTGGCGCTGCTGGAGCTACAGGGGCCGCCGGAGCCACTGGCGCAGCCGGGGCTACAGGTGCTGCCGGAGCAGTCGGGGCAGTAGGGGTCGCAGGAGCAGCCGGAGCAGCAGGTGCCTGCATAGCTGCCGGACTCGGAACAGAGCCAGCGTTCAGCATAATATCCAGAGCACTGCCCGGGAAGTCTACGGCCTTGTACATGTCTTCTTGAATCCAGTTCTTGCTCTTACCGTCGTCGAAGGTGCCCTCGATGTGCAGGCTATCCCAGGTCTCTTTGGTTGGGTTGTTCCACAGGAACAGCTTAATCTCGGATGCATCCAGCGCTGGCATCTTGATAGGCTCGCCAGTGTTCGGGTCGAATTTCGGAATCGGGCGGATACCGGACAGGTCCACGATGTTGGACTTCTTGCCCGCGGAGCTGGTGTGCTCATCAATCGGGAAGGTGAAGGCCTGGCCCAGACGCTGTGCTGCATGCTTAATGCTATTGTCGTAGTTGAGCTTGTCGAAGAACTTCTTGAAGCCCGCGCGCTCAAAGTTACTGATAGCCATCGGGAACGGGCGGATACGCTTCACTTCGCCGTTAGGGCCGAACACTACAATGCCGATGCGTACGTTAGCTACTGCGGGCTTACCGGTCGGCTTGCCACCCTTGGTCGGCAGGCGCTTACCGATTTCCACGTACTCGGTAAAATAGCCGTAGTATTCGCCCTTCGGCAGCAGTACGTCTTCGTACGCACCACCCTGTGCAGTCTCACGCATGTCCACGTCCTGAGACTCAATTGCCGCGTCTACCAGTGCATTCAGAGAAGCCAGTACATTCATAGCCATATAATTACGTCCTCGTTTAGTTCAAATGATATTTACGTGCAGATGCAGGGCCCACTAGCTGCGATCAGTCCATCTTCCGGAATCGTCAAGCAGCATGGGGATGATTTGTGGGCACCCATCTGTAATCGCCATACACCCCAGAATCGGCTTGCTTCTTGACAGCTTTCCGTAAGCAAATGCCAGACTCTTGTTGTCGATTAAACAACCGCAGTGCGCACCAAAGTACAACGCAGTGCTGCTCGCCGCATACTGTATATCTAACTTCCCATGGAAGTGCCCGATTACCATGGACTTACGTTCATGAGCCGCGTTGAGCAGCAGGTCCCCAGATACCTGGTGCTGGAAGCGTACAACACCCAGCGGCGTCCCCAAATCCCAAGCATCACCCCAACTCCACCCCGGCGCGCCGTGCTCCGGGAACAGGATGTCCCGGTATTTCTTAATGAACTGTACAGGGAGCCCATGAGCTTTGGCCCTTCGGTAGATAAGTGAGCCGTGGTTAGAGTCGCACAGGAGCAGGTTAGGGAACAGGTTATGTAGCCGCTCCAGGCCAAGCTTGGCCTTCTCTAACTCCACCCCAGCACTATCCAACTCCGGACTGCTGTCGTGAAAGCTAATGGCGTGCCCATCCGTCTCATCGCCTATCTGCACAACAATGTCTGGGCAGTACTCGTCCCGTACAGTGCGCAAAAAGTCGTACGCGTCCGGATGTGTGTACGGCTCGTGCAGGTCCCCGATAACGAGAATACGTCGACAGGTTTCAGGTACAAACGTATCCCCAATGTCATCCGTTGGGGAGGGTTGAATTAGTTTGCGGGCTTGCATCAGGGCGTTGTTAGCCTTTGACTTGCTGCCCTTGTTATCCATGAAGATGCTGCGCCAGTAGCGTACAAGTTGGCGGGATACGGGATATTTACCGTTCGTCATATCCGTATAGGCTGCAGCAGCCTCTGCGTTGTCTTTGTAATAACTCAGCACTTCCTCGTGCTGCCCTTTGGTGAATAGTTTAATCAAACTAATTTTAGCCAAGGTTGCCTCTCTTGTGTTGTTCCTACTCGTATCACATTAATTCTCTGGGAATCACAGAATCAAGCCAGAGTCAACAAATAATTTTATTTAATTATTTAGTTGACCCCCAGCCCATTTATGTGCTACCCTAACACCCTACACCACCCAAGGGTACACCTATCACTACTCCACGATAAGTTTGTACTCCCCCGGGAAGAAGGTAATACCATCCCCAGGTTCTTCTGAACCATTCGTAGGGTCTATCAGCTCTACCTCCCAAGTTTCTTCGCAATAAGAGATAACCCGGTGCTGTGAACCAGGCACGAAGTAACTGCTCAATTCTGGACCGATAGGTTCTGGTCCCAGTTCTAATAACTCTACAATGCTGCCTGGTTTAATACTCATTCTACCTTCTCCTTACTGTACATGCTCGTACCCATTTCAGCCTCTGCTACCCAATACAGTCCACGCACTATGCGGTTGATTGTGCTATCACTCACCCCATACAACCGGCCTAGAGCCACTGAGCCGTACTCCGTGGATTGAGGTACAAACAGTCGGCGTATTTCGGCTACTTGTTCGGGCGTTAGTTTGGCCTTGCTGTTACGGACGCCCATCGCCGAACGTCCCCGCTCAACCATGTCCCGCATATTGTCGGCATGACTTCCCGGCTCCAGGTGGTCTGGGTTTACGCATGCCCTATTGTCACACTTGTGTCGGATTATGACACCCTCTATATCCTCCGGCAGCAGACCGTGCGCCTGGCAATACGCCACCCGGTGGGCCTTTCTGGTGGCCCCTCGCCACCACTTAGCGCCATACCCGGAGGGGAACATACCTCCAGGATGGTTGATGCACTCACTCAATTTTCTCTTTAGCATACATACTTACCCCCATTTCACATTCCGCCGGGAATGGTACCTCCCCAATGATACCGTAGTTAGGCCAGAGCTGGTGAATACGCTTAGGTGCGTCCTCCATGCACTGCTTAACCAGCAGGCTCGCCTCACGCCCAACCTCTGGGTTGGCACTGTCCAGGTACAACGCATCGTGCACGTTCGTAATCAGGCACACCTGATTGTCGAACCAATCACGGGCCAAGAGTGCACGCAGAACCATACCGGCGGCTACTGCCATCAGGAAGAATGCTTCCCCCTGGCACCAGTAGTTAGCCATCTCTGTTTCCTTGTAGTCCATTACCTTCTGCTTACGCTGCCCGGGCACAACCTCTTTCCACTGCTCCTTCTGACGGAAGCTGTAGCGGGCACCAGCAGGGCTGGTCCACGTCCCGATGCGGTAGATTCGGTAGCTGCCGTCGTCAGCCTGCTCCCGGTACATGCGCCCCTCTGCACCGGTACGTTCTACTTCTTCCTTGATAACAGCACGGAATCCGATGGTGTCTGGAAACAGCTTCGCCTCGTTATCCAGGAACGACTGCGCATACTCCACTGTACAGCCGGTAGCAAACGCAATCCCTTTAGCCGTAGCCCCGTACTGTGCAGCAAAGCTCGGAGGCTTAATGTCCGTACGCTGCTGCTTCCAGTACTTATAGTCCGGCCCATCGGCGTTGTGGCAGAGGTCGTACATCTCTTCGTAGGTCTTGCCCTCCTTGAACGCTAAGCGGTAGCAGTGCATATCTGTACCATTCTGCAGCAGGCTCAGCAGCTTCCTGTCTCCGGTGTGCACACAGGACATAACCACCTCAAGAGCAGAGTAGTCAACCTCTGTGATACGGCCTTCGGCTCCATACCGGCTTGTAAACATTTGTTTAACTCGGCTAGTTCCGTCTCTAGGAAGATTCTGGAGGTTGGGGTTAGAGCCAGAGAGTCTACCAGTGACTGTACTGCATGTATTGAGCCGGTGGTGGATAGTACCGCTTCCATCAGGGGATTGGGGGATAACGTATTGCAACATCCCGGACAGCTTCTTAACTGACCCATCTTCGTTGTACTCCGTTCGCAGGTAGTAGGTTCCTGTGTCCTTCTCCAGAGCGCCCAGCTCGTTCACCAATCGGCAGAACTCGAACCCTTGGCGGGCCAGCGCCTCCATTGCGTCGGTGCTGGTGCTGTATACTGGCGTGCCGTCCTGCAGGGTGCGCGCCTGTCGGAACTCCCCGCGCTCTGCATACTTCTCCCGGATAACTTCCGGAAGCTCCTGGATGTTCACTAGGCCCGGGCAGAAGTAAAGGTCGTCTTCCCATTTAAGTTTCTCTTCCTCGGTATCGAGGCGGAATACTTTAGGGAGCCCCTTGTTCTTACCCGCACGATATGTCACTACACGCCACCATCCGCCTTCCGTTTGAAGTTCTTGCATGTGCGTGTCGTGTACAGGTATATAGGTGTGCGCACCCTCTTCGCCCTCGTACTTATAGAAGCCGGCCTTGACGTACTGCGGCGGGTCATATGGCACCTTCTTGCGGTACTTGATAGGCCCGCCGTACACCAGTGCTGACATATGGAAGTCCGACCCGAAGTTGAAGTCAAGAGTCTCCGGCAAGTCCTTCGGGATATACTGTTGCAGCTCCTGCTTAATCTCACGGATGCGCTGCTCCTGCTCCTCCTGGTTCTTGCGTGCAATTGGCATATTCACGAACAGGCCGAACCACTCGCAGTACGCCCAAGCTAGCAAGGCATCCATACGCTCCCACACGTACTGCATCTGATTGCGTTGGGCGAACGTAGCGCACTGGCCGTAGAAGCACAGGGCCGTGTTCGGGATGTCCCCGTTAACCAGATAGTCGTGCAGCAGCATAGGGTCAATCTGGGAGGTTAACACACCCTGCTCCCAGAGAATCTTAACCCCATCTACTTTGTGCGTACCGCCATACTTAGGAGCCGTCTCGTCCAGTGACGGATACATGCTCTGAAAGTCCGAGGCGATGTATTCCCCGTGCATTGTGCAGAACACCCTGCCGCCGCGCTTGAGGAAGGCCTCAAACTGCTGCCGCTGGTACGTGAGAAACCAAGAAACCTCATAGGCTGCGTTGTGCGCAATAATAAGCCAGCAATCCTCTGGGATATGAAACCACCGGCAGCCTTCTGCTGCACTGTTTCCCGCCAGGAAATCAGCTCTTGAATTGAAGCGCACCGATTGAGTCTCGCCAACAGTGGTAGTACCGTCAGCCTGTGTCGTGTCGATACGCCATGCTGACTCAACAACATAGTTGTCAGGGCAGTGTGGACTTGCTTTAGAGCCGTAATATTCATGGTTCTCCGTCTCCAAGTCAATGTGCATTATACTGGCAGTCATTTCCACTTAGCCCTCCGAGCCTTGTTGATAGCTAGATGCACAATCAGCTGGCTGCTGTCCAGCGCGAATCGTTTACGGAAAGTACCTGCAGACGCAGCGTACGCCTTGATTACCTCTTCATCGAGGTAGTTAATGTCTGACGGTTTAAGCATGGTAGCCTCCTAGTGTACCTACATAGCGCCCTCATAGAAGGCGCTAGGGAAGTCACCGGTTAATCTGGCCTTCGTCAAAGCGGCAACGACCCGGCTCGAATCCCACCTCGAATTGCAGGAGCGATTCTTTACCAGATAGTGCCATCTTGTTCTTCGGAGTACTGATACCGCGGACGTTTTGCATGTGCGGCTGCTCGTTTCTGTCCAAGCATCCCATCATAATCGCCAAGTCCAAGGCGCCCTGTACACCAATCTTGCTCTGCTTCATAGCGGTGAGCGGCGGGAACAGCATGTTGTAACCTTCGAGTGAAAGCTGCATAGTCCCTACAATAGCGCAATCGTTCTCGCACCCAAGGATACGCAGCTCCTGCCAACGTGCTTCTAGGTTCTGGTGCTCGGTCTCCATAGTACCGCCACGGATGTTCGCCACCATGTCGATGATGATTACTGCAGGACGCATCTCCTCCATGAGCGTGGATATCTGCGCCATCGTCAAGGAGTGCGCAGCCTTAACACGAATCCGGTCAGCCCTACCTACTTTCTTGAGGTAGGCTGGCACGAACTCTTGCTTACTGTGCCGGTCCTTAATCTCAGCCAGAGTCCAGTGCAGCGCCGCTTGATACACCCTCGGCACTGTGCGCGTCGCTGGGCCCTCGTTAACCAGCCAGAGAATCGGGCGGTCTCCATACACTTCCGGTTGTTGCTGCATCTGCTCAGCAAAGTCCACAGCAATAGCAGCAAGCAGACTAGTTTTACCAGAGTCCACAGGAGCAGCCACTGCGATGCAGTCCCCGCCACGTAGACCTCGGATGTTGCTAGCGAGTTGCTCGAACACGCCCAGTTTAAGACCGCCGCTCTCGTCAGTCGCGGCAAGTATTTCGTCAACACTTCCGCTCTCCCATTCAAGCAGCGACTCGTGCACTGCAGCACCGTCGCCGTATTTGCGCTGCAGGTGCTTCATCTCCAGGAGGTAATCAATCTCCTCTCCGTCTTGGTAGCGTTGCGTCAGCGCTGCCACCTCCCCGCTGTAGGCCAGCTCATTCAGGGTCTGGACAATCCCCACCACAGAATCCTGCGGTACGGCTTGTACTCCCCGCATAAGCTCGTCCATGATTACCCGTTCTTCCCGGGACAAGTGCCCCGCCCGGAGGTTGAGCATGCTCTGCATCGCATCCCACTGCACCTCCTGGTGCTCCGGGTACGTGTTCCAGTACAGCCCCACCCAGTCCAGTAGGTTCGATGTATCTGGCGCGAGCATGCTCTTAGGTATCTGCTCTCTCAGCCTATTCCATACCTTCTGCGTGCACATTGCCTTAACTACTATTAGGTCCAATTAGAGCCTCCAAGTTTTAGCTTTCAACACATCATGCACCGCTGACGTACTTACGCCAAGCCGGGCAGCTATGGCGGG